CCAATAAGGGAGGAATCTCGGGTTGATTAGACCGGAGGTTCCCTTGAGCCCCTAGGACTCGATCTGAGCCCTAAGGTCCTCCGACCACAGATATAACTCCGTGGTCGGCCTTATCCGAGATGGTTTCCACCATCTCACCCTAGTGGACGAATACTTCGAACCCACTTGGGCGTACCAGCTAGCCTCGGTATCAACCGTGTCCCTTTCGGGACGGCTATAGCGCAAGAACCAGAGGAATAATCCTCTAGAATCAAGAAGGGGGCACCGCCGCGATTTAGCGACGTAAGCCTTCTTCAGGATGATTTCTTGCCTATGGCGGTTGAACCGTAGTACTCTTAGGTGATACGACGTTTGGATATCTATATGGATACCATTCGTCGGATCTTCGCTCCAGGGTACGGGATGAAGCTTTTCGGAAACTGCAAATCCGATTAGCCACTTCCAAAGTAATCCCTGTGGTGTGCAGCGACTTCTCATCGAATTGACGAGAAGGCACATGGAACGCTTGTCCCATGAGGATCCCCTCAAATAATAGGGGGTACACGGTGCACCCATGTAATAGTGCTCGCCGCAAGACTCCCGGTAAAACCCGGTAGTATGCGTCTTTGCCTCATTACATCGAAAGCCTAAGAAGCGTAACAGCCGCGAAAGCTTATCGAATAACGGAGTTTCTATAGTGATATCATCACCATAGACGTTAAACGACTTGCTCCCAACGGCAATACACGCGCTAGCAAAAACCAGCGTCTCTAAGGCGAAGGTCATGCCATTTCCCATAGAGGAAAATTTGGCATAGATACCCTCGCCCGCTTCTCCAGTATATCGGAGAGAGCGTAGCTTGCTAAGAAACTCAAACCACTCAAACGGAAGTAAGAGTGCGAGAGTATTGATAGCGAGACTATCAGAGGCACCTTCAAGATCTACGGTGGCTATACTGCCATCAGTAGAGCCTTGAAGAGCAGCACGCTGATTTGAAGCCTGGGAATGTAGATTTACGCCAATTCGACGTAATCTACCCTTTAGAAACGAATCGACCGCGAGTTGAAAAGGCATTGCGCCTTCCGGCTCGGGGGCGACCGCTCTATAGGTCTTCCAGTTCTTCGGTACGAACAAGACCCGGTTCCTGGACACAACCTCGGTTCTCGGCTTTCTGTAGCCCCAAAAGGCTGCTAAAGAGCGGAGGAGGTGTGATGCGGCACCGGAGGTAGTGGTATAGCGGCGTTTAAGCTTCAGATGAGGCTGACTTTGCCTTCTGGAGCTCTGTGCCGTTGCGCCCGAGGTCAGCCGAACATGTTCGGGTATTACCTGAACAAAGTTCGCTAAAGGACCGAGCACCAAGCCAATCGTCTTCTGCATTCTGGAAATATACAAATCAAGATCGGGAGCTAAACGCTCGCGCTTGGTATAGTAATAATCCAGACGACGGTTCGTGACCCGACAACGCTCCTCTCCTTTGTAAAAGGAGATAAGAGCAGCTGAACGGCAAGGACCCTCTTCAGAAAACGACGCGTTCTTCTTAAAGAACGCCTCGACTTGGAGCAAGGCACCTAATAACCAACCCTTATGTAGTACAGGGTTGAACTGACCACTTACAGAAGTAAGAGAAGCCAGATCCCTCGCCCTCAGTTTCCCGAGGGTAGAGATAAGGATCTCGTACTCCTGTGTTTCGGGCTCTGCAGTTGACAAGTGATCTAGCAGGTAAAGTCGACACACGTCGTACGATAGCTGCTTCGGGAACATAACGTTCTCCTTAGTCTGATACTGACGGTTCAGTTATGGTAT